GCTGGACTGTAGTCAGTAATATTTTTAACTTTCTGTCTCAATGCTTTTAAATTTGCCATAGGTCACCATACGAAAAAAAGGGATGGGCGTTGGCCCACCCCTTCGGCTTGATAGAAAATCTAACTTAGAACTGTTTAATCACAATCACAGTTGCAACAGTACCACTGTCGTCTGCAGTTGCGTAAGCAATAATTGGTAGTACATCAGCCGCATCTGCAGTGTGGAAAGCACCTGGTGTAGCAGCATCAGCAATCAAGCGATCTCCTTTAGCAACTGAACCATCTGTTTTTGCTTGACATAAGCCAGCAATACAAACGTCAATAGTGTCACCAGAAGCCGCTGCAGCTTCAAGAGCAACCCCAACAACAGCAACTCTATCAGTATCGTTACCATCTGCCTTAACAACGTGAATCATTTTATCCCCGTCAGCAGTTTTGGTAATGTCAAAAGCAACAACGTCCTGTGCAGAGATAGCTTCAGAAGCAATAAAGGTTTCGATTTGACGACGGTTCATCGCTTCGACACCCACTGCAACTGTACCACCAGAAGGCAATGCGTTGTATTGAGAAGTTTCCAAGTATTGGATAATGTTTTGTGTAGCCATGATAAGCCCCCTTAGAAAGTTTCTGCGTCGAAGAGAACACCACAAGAACCAAGATGATCTGCAATCAATTGCATTTTAACATACAATTGGGCAGCCCGTGCAGTAGTTCCAGAAATGTGCTCAAAAGGTGAAACAGCGAAGTCAGCATCTTTGTGCATGCACAACTTGACACCGTCAAAGTTAAGGAAGTAGCCAGACAATGGTGCAGTACCAAAGTCATTTGAAGCATAACTAAAACCTAGCTCAAGGTCTTGTTCAACAACAGCACCACCAAAAGCAAGTTGCATACGTCCACCATCAAGAGTCTTCTCATTGATGTATCGCTCTTGTTGGAACAAAGCACGACGATAGTTAGCCATTGCCGCTTCAGACAAAAGCACACAGTCAATCTGACCCATGTGAGTTACAGTGTTTGCTTGGATTGCTAACTGTTGCATACCAACAATACCGTTAGTGCTAAAGTCATTTTGAATGTCAGCAACCTGGTTCATCCAACCGTTGACTGGATAGGTTTGCTTAGAAATACCACCAACAGTAGTACCTGCAACTGCCTGTCGAGCCTTAGATTCTGCTTCCAAAAACCCACCAACAGTTGGGTCACCGTTCAAAGTATTGATAGTGGTCAAAACAGTAGAGTTACCGCGAAGCAACTGCTTGTTCAACTCACGTCGAAGCATACCCATAACAGAGCGCATACGAGCTTCAACAATCTTCACGATTGCTTTCTCGCCTTTGTTTTCCAACTCTTCTTTCTTGGTGATAACGATAGGAGCAGTAAAGTCAGCCCACTCGTAGATAGCAGGTTGCAATACGTCTTTAACAGCAAGGTTTACTGCTTCGTATCCAGTAGGAAGGTTAGTAATTTGAGAGTGTTCAGCGATTGAGAGGGGACGTTGGATTTTAATACCACCATCTTCATACTCGATACCACCAAAGCGTTTTGCATTGTCAAGGAATGCAACCTTTTGAAATAATTCGTCAACTTCGCCATCACGGATGGAATACAAGGTCGACGATAGCAAATCATTCGAAATAGCCATTGTTTTACCTATAATGTTTAGTTTATGTAGTTTCGCCTAAACCGTATTCCTGTGGAATGGTTGTCTACCAAGTGCTCAAAGAGTTTGTTCGACATAGGCATTTTAAATTGTAATTGTTCTATTGTCAACCCTATGCAAGCAGTCCGCCTTTGAACTGTTGTAACATTGCATACAAGTAGTTACCTGGGCACTCGGTTGTACCGAAGTCTCTATGTCCATACACATCACTGCGTTCAAGACCATATTCTTCCATTAACATTTTAATTTTGCCCCACAACGATTCCATTTGTGCGGTGCTTGGTGCTTCATTGGATGTATTTCCAGTCACACAAATCCCAATGGAACCCTTGTTTTTACCTTTGCAATGAGCACCTGTTTTATTGATGTGACGCCCGGCCACCACTTCTCCAGTACCCAATACAATGTAGTGGTACCCAATGTCAGACCAACCATTGCCATTGACATGCCAATCATAAATCTGTTCTTTTGTTGTAGACTGCGGAGAAGCAGAATGATGTACGATAATCTTGTCTACGTTGCGCTTACCTTTAGGCATAACATCCTCTACTTCTTTGCTTTTTGTGACTTGTGATATTGGAAGGCTTCCCAAGCATCACGAAACTTTGGTGTACCACTAGGAGACACAGACTTACCACCGGATGTTTTACGCAGTGTTTCACGCCGTGTAGACTTTTGTTTGGCTATCTGTGCACGCTCTTCTTTGAGTTTTTGTGCATCTACTTTGGCTTTTACAATGTAAAAAGCATCCTCCAAGCGTAGCTCTGGTCGCTCTTGTAACATCTGTGCCACTGGCAAACGATAGTCATCATTCATCAACTCTGGATTGTCAGTTTTAAACTGTTCGAGCTGCATACGACGTTGTTTCATCTGCATCTCTTCTTGGGCTGGCTTCATCATTTCCTGAAGCATTTTTGCTGCCTGGCGTTTTATTTCAGCCTGCATCCCTTCTGTTGTGTAGATGTCGTACTCTTCTTCTTTTGCCAACTCTTCTTCAGCACGTTTAAGAAACGGGTTGTTAACTGCATGGTCTTGTTGTCTATGCAGTTCTGCTCGCTCGGCTTCAAGTGCTCTTCGCATTTCAGCCAACTCTTGTGTCTTTTGAGTGTAACTAGAACGTATATTAGCAACATGCTTTCTCACATCTTCAGGTATGTGCTGCATCCACTCATGGAGTGGTTTCATACCTTTGTGGTTTGCATCTTCGGTAAACTCTTCGTAGTCCTCTTCATTAAGGCCCAACAGTTCCTCAATGGTCATGAGCTCTACATTCTCTTCACCACCATCAACACTATCATCACCATCAGGTGTTTCCACATCTTCAGTTTCTACTGCTTCAGTTTCAGTTTCAGTTGTTTCTGGCGTGTCTACGTTTTCAACAGTCTCCGTACCGGAGGTAGTGTTATTCATTTTCATTTCCTTTTGTATGCGCCTTTTTTAGGCATGGTTTTCTTACGTTTGGCTGCACGCACTTTAGCCATTTTTGACTTCTTGGCATCCTTGGCTTTTTTTGCAGCAGCTTTTCCCTTTGCTGTGTATGGGAACTTCTTTCCGTTGACTTTAGGCATATCAATCTCCTTGTATTCTTAGTCCTTTGTGTAGTTTAAGTGGTTCAATGTTATAGCAATACCAATCTATGGCTTTTATATAACCCCAATCGTAGTTATCCATCATGACTTCAATAAGTTTATCAAAGTCATATACCACAGGTTTTTTCTGTACAATAGCATTATCAAATATGCTTCTTGGTTCAAGATAAATCACATTCTCTCCATAAATAAAGTTTCGACATCCTCCAGTGGCATGTCTTCAGTTGTGATTTCATCTTCTGTGATACCCTCTTCAGTCTCTTCCTCTTCAGTAGGTTGTGACCGTAGGTATCTGTCGTATTGTTTATCCGATGCCAGTTTGTTGATTTTGCCTGCTAGGACCATCAGATTCGCGTCCGAGCTTATGTTTTCAAAGTCAAATGCAAACTCGTCGTCTACAATACCCTGCTCTACAGCATCATCTGTTGCACCTTGAAACATAGCGAGTACACGTACAAAGTCTGTTGGAAACTCTGTGATGTCACCTTGAAACAAGGGATAGTCTGGTGTCTGCCCAAACTTAGGCAGCAAACGGTTGGTGGCTTTGACCAGGTTGTTCAATGCTTTGGCACTGAATCTACCACGTGGTGCCATTTGTGCAAACGCCACTTCTTCATCTTGCTCGGCTGCACTGATTTCAGCCTCTAACATTTCTTCATTCACTCTTCCCCCAAGTTTCATCCAACTTACCACTGACTGCATCGCGTGCAGGAAACGCTTCCACCACAGCCTCTTCTTTTGTTTTACCACTTTTCAAGGCCTCCGTGTAGGTTTCTATTGTTTTATCTTGTGCTGTAACACGTCTTTTCTGTGTTTCAACCGCTGTATCCCATCGGTCTTTGGGCAGGTCAGCTTCGCATACAAACCCTCTACTTTCCATAATCTTTTGTTCTGTGTGCCTATTGGCTACGTGTTTACCCAATGCCTTAGAGAAGTAGCCATTGACTCCATGTTTGCCAGTGCCTGCCCAACTGCTATGTGTACCAGGTGCTGTTAACATACGATAAAGTTTGCCGCCACATCCAGATTCATATGTGTCAGTACCACATACCTTGGGTACACAGTTGTTTTCATGGTCTGAAAACGAGACTATCTCTTCATGTATTTTGTTACAGGCTTGACATCGGTAGGTGTACAATGGCATTATTGTCTCTGTGTGTTGAGCATGGCAGCGAGTTGTGCAGATGGTAGTTCACCTTGCGCACCTATCTCTCCAGGCGTGGTTTGCATTTGCTCCGGTGCAGGACCTCCCATACCTTGTGGTGGTGCTGGTGGTGCTGGAGGAGCTTCCATAAATGATTCTGGCAAGTCATAAATACGTATTAGTTCTTCTTTAATCTTGTCAGCAGGCACACCTAGACTTGTAAGCACAGGGAGCAGTTGGACAAGGTTGTTTCTTTTCAGTGCTTCAGATAGTGGTGTAGACGACTGGTCCAGTGCCACAATCTTAAACTTGGCATCCAAGTCTTGTACCGTGATGACCTTTGGTAAACCTTCTACCTCAATCACGGCTTGGTCTTTGTCTTCAGCCAGTAAAGCAATGATACGTAGATATGCAAGGGCAATCAGTTCAATGGCATTGTCCCGCTCTCTTGCGAGTTTTCCAATCTCCGATGCGGAGTATTGAGCAAGGGCAGTCACTTCGGTCGCCGTCGCCTTCGTCGCTTCCCCTCGACTAAACGGTGCCAAAATGCTGCCACGATTGATGTCTTGCTCTATGTAGCCTAGATACCTGTCAAAGTTACCCGACAATGGTTCTACACCCACTGCACGGATTATGCCGTCGAGTACAGGTTCATCCACTGCAATCATTGCACCATCCACACCTGCCGTTATCTTGGCCAGTGCCTCTTCATCGAGTGACCCTTCTTTGTACAAGTACTGTCTACTGTCTCTACGCACACTGTTAGCCCAGTATGTACGCAGGATGTTCTTCTCGTAAAACTGGTCGTACACCCTAGATACTGCAGACAACCCACACATGGGCTTCTCTGGTTTACGTGCATAGTAAAGTGGACACAATGGACTCATGGGACGGTCGTCATATGTCCGCACCGGTATCTCACTTTTCTCCAACAGTTCACCACCATCTTTGTAGTTTGCACTCCAAAAGTACAGTTTGTCATATGCCAGGTCATAGAACTCTACAATCTGCACATACAAATAATCATTGGGCAAATCCTCACTCACTCCAGTGTACTTCTCCTGTGGAGTAAAGTAATCCACCTTGGGTATCGGTGTAAACTTCTTGGACCCAAACCGCTGCCGTACCTCTGGCATCGGCAAGTAGTACACATGCGCCATAAACCTCTGTTCATCCCAAGCACTCGCATCCATATCCACTATCACTTCCCAGCACGGAATCGCACGGATGGATACCTTTTCAAGCATGTCCGTGCTATCCGTAGGGGATAGTTTGAGGAATGAAGCAGGATAAATAAGGGCAAGTCTTGATGCAATTTCGAGCTGCTCTCGCTTGTCAAACAAAAATCGGTTGACAACAGCCTCTGCCATCTTTGCATTTCCTTCTATGATTGATGCATCCTTTGCCACAACAACAGCAGGATTGCGAGAAAACAAACTAGCAATAAAACCCTCAACGTAGCTAAAGCAGTCGGCTGTCTCCACTCGGACCATTGTGTCATCCATATACTCTGACTGCCAGAAACGATTCTCATAGACATCCCGATACCTCTTCATCTCCGCGCGCTGGTCATCCCAAAAATGGTTGTGTTCATCCAATACCGTACGTATCAATGCCACTGCTTCTCTATTGGTTCTCATTGTTCTTCTCCGTAACAACACCACTACTATACACCACTACACGACCATCCGCACCCATTACCTCAAACTCTTCGTACAGACTTTTGTACTGGTCCACCAACACCTTTGGTATCCACACCACAAACCTATCGCTACCCACCTTGTACGTCAAACGAACCAGTTCAAGAGACACATTCTCATTGCATTTACAAGGATACGATGTACACATCGGACACACACTTAACGGCTTGCCATCACTCATACAAACAATCTCATTTGACGCTGTTCTAACTCTAACCTGGCTTTGGCGTCTTCATAGTATTTAGTATTAATTTCATATCCATCCAAATCATACCCCATATTGTGACAAGCAACCGCAATACTACCACTACCCAAATGCGTATCCAGTATTTTGTCACCTTCTTGGGCATACGTGTTTAACAACCACTCATACAATGCAACGGGCTTTTGACACGGATGGATGCGCTCTTCCTTGTGACGCATATCTTCTTGCAACATCCCATTCCATCTATACCTAAACTGGTCTACTCGTACACCAAAACTGTGACTGGCTATTTCGCATTTGCTAAACGTTGACGCGTCATTCCTTTTGTCCCATATGATTCGACCAACACTAGATACATGTTGTGCATAGTAGTTGACACCCCATATGATTTGATGACGTGACACACGCTCGATCTCTCTAAAATAATCTGCATCCGGTATCCACCAATGCTTTATCTTTTCATGGTTTCGCCGAACACCGGTTGTTGAATACAGATTGCCTGTGTATTTTGATTTTGCAAACCCTGAAAAATACGGAGGGTCTACTATGGCCAGATCATACTGGTTGTCCTCCATACCAGCAAACGCTTTCATACAATCATCATTGAACAACCGAATCACTAATACCTCCTGTGCAAATGCGGACTGACACCACTCGTTTGCAACTGCCTATCCGCTTTCTGACTGATGATCCACTCCGGCAAAAATGCACTCTGCTTTATCTTTACACTGTTTAAACACCAATACGCCAATGCCATCGCCATCGCACTGTCACAGTGACTCTCCACATCCTCACCAAACCTCAATATACCCTTCTCGTCTACTGTGATACTACGAAGCTCCGTCATCGTCACGTTGTCTATCAACCGTATACTACCCGTCTGTATACCCTTCTTCAAGTTCTCAAACAACAACGGCTTACTTCTACTCGTTGTCAAAAAGTCCTTACCAGTATGCGCATCCTTCCACAAACGATAAAATCCCTGGTGCACCAACTCTTGTATTGTAGCCAACCCATAGTTGTTACTCTCCACCAACGTCAATGCATTGTTGTACGTAACACTCATGTCATAGATGTAATCTGCCAGCTGTACCGGACTAACCGTATTCGAACGGTATATACACACCGGCTGTAAAGTCATCCTAGACACACAAAACACTACAGCATAATCCCTACCTACACCACCACTAACATCTACCCCTATCGCATACGTATCGTCTGCATTCGGCTCCTCAAAAGTCACCCACTCTGTAGGACTAACCGTCAATACATCCACATGCTCAAAATCATCATACGTAAAATATGTATTCCCACTGATACGATACGCCTCATCCAAGGTCATCGGATACTCTCGTATGAACTTCTCCCAACCTAACTTACTTATCTTTTCACGCCTCCATGCAAACTGACCCAGTGTAAGCCCAAACTCCTCCTGTAACTTCGTCTCCTCATCTGTCAGGGTTATCGGTATGTCATCCATACAATACTCTGCATGCTTAAACCATGGAAAGAATAAGTAATTCCAATCTGCTTCACCTATCTGATGTTTATGTACTTCCTTCCACAATGCATCATTGTAGTAGTTGGCTGTACTCTCTATTATTAACTGCCCATCATTCAAGGCACTAATAGCCGTAGCCTTCAACTCTTCTGGATTCTCTGCAAAGGCATACTCCGATATGTGTAGCATACTACAAGTCTGGGACCGTAGACCCCCTGCCTGTGTAGCCGCCGCCGCTATGATACGTCCACCACCCTTGAATGCTAGTTCTGTTGTGTTGTCTGTATCTAACTCTCTTTTCAATCCCTCTGGTAAATACTGGTAAAACCTTTTATGGATATGTAGCAAGTGTTTACTAGATGCAATCTTATAAGACAGTATTATTAATGTTAGTGGTGTTGTTGCTGTATAGGCCTTCCAAAACATGTATGCACAGACAACTGTACTAGACCCTATCTGTCTAGGCTTTAATACAAGGGTATCTCGACCCTCTTGTAAAGCGTTAATGATGTCTATCTGTTCTGCATTCAATCGAAGGGGTACAACCTTACCAGATTTATCCACTATTTTAAGACGTTGGATAAATTCAAAAGGGTCACTAAATACCCGCGCTATCTGATGTTGTATTGATTCCATGTATTGACCTGGTAGGTTAAGGAAGGCTAGCATCCTATGTCCCTCGATACTAGCCTAGTGTGTATCCCTCTAAGATTAAAGAACAAAGCAACGATGACAAGGTGTATTGTGTACGCGCTTAAATATACAATACTGTAAAACAATAGTGTATGCAAGGGTAAAAGATGGAAGCCACAAAAGCCCCTAGACCGTCGACCTGCTATCTGGTGTGGTTGCTATGGGTGAAATACTGTAACACGGGTGGGACCGTGTACGGGTCGTATTTACCCCATACCTGCCCACACTGGCGATAGCATAGACTTAACAAATATGGGGACTGTTTTTTGACATTGTTAAAATATTTAGAGGTAGCCGCCTACACCCCAAAACCCTACCCGCCTAACGATGATGTTACAAATGCAGCAAATGCAGTCCGGAGGTTAGGGGCGCTGCAAATGCAGCAAAGGGAGGCCATGACGCAGCTGCAGCAATTGACGCACGCGCAGCAATGCAATCACGTTGTGACGCAAATGCAGCAATTGTCCTGGGTTGATGTTGCACGCGCAGCAAAGGGATTTGGATGCTGAAGATGCAGCAATGCCATAAACGCAGCAAGCTCTTGACACAATCGCAGCAAAGAGGATGCATGCTGGTATCGCAGCAATTCACACTGGTCGATGCTGTATGCGCAGCACGTGGATTTGGATGTTGCAAAACCAGCATTTGTTTTGGTGTTTCATGCTGCAAAACACGCAAATGTTTCATTGTTTTGGTTTTGTATCCGATGTTTCTAACCATGAAGCAATCGCAGCGACGTCCTGGGGCCCGGGTTGAGACAAAACAGATTCTACCTCCCTAGTGTGTAGCAGCGCGACAAACTTTGACAGGTCCGAGCCCGAAAAGGTTACACTTTTACCGTCGGTTTTAATCTCACTCTGTGCAAGTTGGATGTAAGCCCACAGTAGCCCCGTTATCGATTGTTCGCGGATACATTTTGCAATTTGATTGTGAGGTTTGTTTAAGTAGGTACTTGGTCTCTTTGTCATGTGTTTACCTTGGTTATGATTGATACGGTATTCATGTATACACAGTTGTAGTAACCTGTACACAGTTCACATATCAATATACACAAAAAACCCCATGTAAGTGAATACACGGGGTTAAGTAGTGGTGGTGGTGTTGTCTAGGTTAACACTTTATACATTGTAAAAGTACCAAGACAAATAACCAGAATTGTAAACGTCTTCTATCCATACCACCACCCCAAAATCAAAGGGAAGTACACGATACAAAAGAACAACATATTGAGATACACCAAGCAAATAATTGCAGTGTCGATTTTTGTATCACGCCTCATTGTTCACCCCCTTCGGTATTCCATACATGAGGAACACCATTTTGATAGACGATGTAATTACACCCTTGCCAGTCTAACAACTCTAAATAGTAGTCAATGATTTTGATGTCATCATTAAGAACGACAAACTTTGATACATCGATGGAGTTATCATCGTTAAATACTTCGATTCTTATAGTCATACTGCACCCCCAACGAACAAAGACACGACAGAATCAAACGATTGAATGAAATCATCATGTATACTTTTTCCGGTGGTTGTCGCTCGTTTACCTTGCAATAAAATGTACCGGTGTTTGTCCTGGGGTCTGACGTCGTGTAAATCCCCGTCACCAAATACCGCGGGGTATTCGTTCAACAATCTGATTTTATCCTTTTTGGTTACAACGATGGCCACCCGATCAAAGGAGCTGTGAACCTTCTTTGTTGTCTCACTGTAACTATATGTGAGATGGTAGGATACCCAAGGATTATTCACAATAGGGTATTTTGTGTAGTCGTAAAACCCTGCCAGCCCTATTCGAGTAGGTACCGGCGCAATTGAACCGGTATAACGTCGTAAACCTTGCAAAAATTGCTTAGTATGCCTTTGTCCAAAATCCTCAACGATGGAATCCATATCTAACACTTTATGAAATGGTAGATCGGATGTACCATTGAGACGACAGTACAATGATTTACCGTCAATACTGGCCTTGAATGCTTGTATGTATAACTCTCTAAGAAGATCAACTAAGTAACGCTCGGTATAATGGTATAGTGCGAGTGTTCTATTCTGTATTGTGGTTTGATGATGCAATCCAAGAAAGCCGGTGAATGCAATACACCCGTGTTTACATAGTCCAGACATTTTGCAAGTGTTGACGCCTTGCACAGTGGTAGAGGGTGCAAGGTATAACCCAGTCACACCCACGTCTTTTAATCCTTCAGTTTTAGCCCACTTAACACTAGATGACAGAATAGACCGCCGTTTACCACTTGACGACAGTGTATAGTGCTCGTAGGTTTCTGGAGTTGCAAGGGTTGTTTTGTTGTCACTCATTGCACGTTTAAACGCTGCGATATTTTTGGTAATGATGTATTTTGAAAAGTCCATGACTGTTATCCTTGTTTGGTTGGTTGGTTGGTTGGGTTGACATCGAAGTAATCTTGTAAAAGCAATTCTAATTTCTCATAGTCCACGGCTGAGAATTCCTCTTCAGTGGTCTCATAGAAGCAATTTAAAAGATGGTTCAATGCCTCAAGATATGTAATCTCGTTTGAGTCGAGTAAACTGGCAAGATATGGAAATCCCATCAGTTCAATTTCGTCGATAATTTCATGTTTCAACATGTTGTATCCTGTGTAGGTAGGTTAAACGACGGCGGAATTGCAATCGATAAATACATTATACAGTAGTCTACATGGAATAGCAAGTAAAAAACGCATTCAAGCACATAAAAATACACCCATGTAATTACAACCTCTATAGCGCCGGCGCTAGCGATATCCCGTCAATGATTAAAATAGTGTCAATCGTCTATAGTGTCGACGGTACCGGATGCATACACGATACAGGGTGGATTGGGAGGAGCCCAGGTGAGGTGGCCATGGAGCTGACACCCCGTGGGAGTGGGGGTGGCTCCCTACATTGGAGCGACTTTACATTGGAGCGAGTTTGGTATTGGTGTTAGTGTTGGTGGTGGTACATAGAAAAGTATTTTTCTTTTTTATTTGACATGATGCGTCGACGTCTGTATACTACTGACAGATGGTTCAACTATCTACAAACCTACCACAGGAGTAAACCATGAAGAAGTACCTATTCACCATTGTACTGCTTGACCACAGTGTCGAGCAGACTGTAGCCTACTGCGACTGCCCAATCACATGGGTGGTCGACAACTATCATCACGATGACATGCTCGACTGGGGCTGGATTCAGATACTGGAAGGTGAGCAATGATTCTGTTGACCCTGATTGCATCCAAGCAGAAGACCTTGGTTAACCTATCGACGATGGTATACACTGCACCAAACAAGTTGGGTACAGAGATTGTATTCAGAGATGGTGGCAGGGTCGCTGTCACCGAGACCGCAGAAGAAATCCTACGACTGCATCAAGTTTGGCATGGTTCTTGCACTAATAGTACTAGTACTAATAGTACTATTATACAGCCAGTAAAAAATACAACCCATACCACCACCAACACTAGTACTAGTAAAAATAGTGTTGGTGGTGTTGATGTAATAGAGTTTGGTAAATTTCTTATAATCAACGATATGCCCATACCTGCTGACCCATCTACCAAACAATCACTGTACGACTACTGCAAAACCAATAGACCACTGCTCAACTTGCTTGGCTACTGGATGAAACTCTACGAAGAGCAGGGTGGGCAGCTGACGATGATAAGTGCAATCGACTTGGGTACACTGTCAAGGGTTGTCAGTACTGGAGCGATTGACAAGGCGATGGCTGTATTCGATTGGTTGTTTAAGTCTGACCACTACCGTGCTGTGTATCTACGTAGCAAGGGTATGGTCAATCCTGCCGTGGTGGTGTCCACAAAGAAACTGGACGCCAACTACGCGCTTGCACAACAGAAACCACTACCAGCATTGCCAAAGAGCGTTCAGAAGCGTTCTACGGCTATCAATCCAACCGACTTCGACGACAACGGCAACTTCATTGGAGGCAACAATGGCTAACAAACACATGCTCGACATCGCACTCGATATGTTCGCGGCGACGTTCAACAAAAAAGATGAATGGAAAGCCCAGGTTTATCCCGTGTGGGATGCAGGTCTGGAGAGAGTTAAAGACCTGCATCTCCACAAGGCCATCCTCAATGTGTGCATGAAAAAACACCAGTATCCACCAACACTTGGACACGTCTTAGAGGAGGTTAGAGAGGTGATACGCGAGCTCGGAGGCACCGGTATGGAGCTCAAAGAATACAAGTTCTGCGATGACTGCGTACAGCGTGAAGGCATCCGTGAGATAAGCGCACACTTTTGGGTTGGGGCAACAGGTCAGCTGCGGATTCACAACTGCGTAGCCAGATGCACCTGTCATGGAGCGAGTTTGAAGTATCCACAGATGGGCACCTGGGAAGCACTGCATACCAAGATGGAACATGACGCTCGTATCACACTGAAGGTGTGGCACATGACCGATGGACGACAACCCATCCTACGTATGCAACAACGTGAGCCACACAACTACGAGCGCATGAAACGTGTACAACAGGAACGTGCGCACCAAGGTTTGCCCAATCCATACATGGAGATTGCGAAAACAATGATTGACGGAAGGTACGTACCTACCGACGTTAATCCAATGCCGATGCCAATGACTGTTGACAAAACGCCGACAGAACACTACAATACTTTTCATGCAGAGACAGACATCGATCCAGATGACTGTATCTGGTAACCTACCACCAACGGAGTACACTATGTTCTTAGAACATTTCCAACACATCATTAACCAAGTAAAAGACAACGCTACCAAAAGTACGTTGCAAAAAGCCCACACCATTTTGGTGGCCATCGACGCATTGCATCCGGTACAGGACATGATCGAGGACTGGTACGAACAACGTGCACCCACATCCAGCCTGCTCGAACGATACAAGCAGCTCGAACTAGAGATTGAGTCCTATGGCATTGAACTGAAGCGACTTGGATGGCTACACTGTCCCGATACCACACCACCCAACTTCAATGGGGAGCGTGGGTGGATGCATCCATTCTATGCACAGCGTGGTCACCGCCATCTGCTGTACGTTAGCAATGATGTCAATGACGTCGCCTACGTAGATGTCACGCTGTACCTTGACGACGAAATGAAGTACCATGAGAACACCGATGTGGGAGCATTGATGGACTGGATGGACGGTGCACTTGGAGAAAACCATGCCGACCATGACTGAAACGATTTTGGAGATATGCGAGCACTGGAGACTCAAAGGTCTGTTCGATGACGACCGTGTTGAAACCAAAATGAAGGAGCTCAAGACCACCATGATGCCAGACGGTAGCATGGTGGGACACTTCCCACGTTGGACATGTGTGATTGACCAGTCAGGATATACATGCACCTGTCCTGATCACCAGTACAGAGGTAGCAAATGCAAGCACCTTGGTGCACTGGCAAAGAGCATCAAGGATTCATGGGACAAAGAGTTTCCAAGTGAGGATGACAATGAAGATGGGTAGCCTATTCAGCGGCATCGGAGGTTTGGAGCTTGGATTGGAACGGGCTATACCAGGCTTGCAAACTGTGTGGCAGGTAGAGAAGAACTCATTCTGTCGTTCTGTTTTGGAGCGACATTGGCCGGATGCCACACGATACAACAACGTGCGTACAGTTGGCGCACACAACTTGGAACCCATCGACATCTTGTGCGGTGGGTTTCCATGTCAAGACATTTCAATAGCAGGAAAAGGAGAAGGTCTAGATGGAGAACGTTCGGGTCTTTGGTGGGAGTTCCACCGTCTTATCAACGAGTTACGACCCCGTGTCGCAGTTATGGAAAACGTGTCAGCAATCGATGTTCGAGGGCTATCAGCAGTCGTTGGATCGTTGTCCCAAATCGGGTATGACTGTCAATGGACGATTATATCAGCTGCACAATGCGGAGCACCCCACATGCGAAGGCGATGGTTTGGGGTCGCGTATCCCAGCAGCATCACTGACGGAGGATGGACTACTACCAACGCCAGTGCAGGACAATCCAGACAGGACGTCTCGGTACAAGCAAGGGGGGCGACCACTGATGCACATGATACAGCAGGGGATGCTACCCACACCAACGGTAAACGAATCCAAGAACAACCCATCTGGAGCGAGTCAATGGGACCGGCACGACAGTCTCAATGTGGAAGCAGCCAAACTCCAGGGGCTCAACAAAACTACTGGCAAGGATTTCCAACTCAATCCCCAGTTTGTAGAAGAGATGATGGGGTTCCCAATCGGGTGGACCGTCTTAGAGCACTCGGAAACGCAGTCGTCCCACAGTGCGCAGAATGGGTTGGACAACAAATTGTAAAATCAGGAGTATTAAAATGTTTGCAAAGCAACTGAAAAAAATATTGAAGGACGTTAACAAAACACAGTTGGCAAAAGACCTTGGATGTCACCGTGACACTTTAGCCAAGTGGCTATCCGGTGACCGTGTACCAACCGTGATACTGCTGTTGGAGCTCTGTCAATACCTGTACCCAGAGGAGTGGGAGCAGGCATACCTACAATTATCAGTGTTGATACAGGCGGACAAATGAGTTACACTACCGATACATGCTCCTTGCATGGTAGGTTTGGGCAGGGGTGGTTCCCTGCCCTTTTATTTTAGTGGTGGTGGTGATGAAGGGATTTGCTTCATGGCTAAACAAAGCAATGCACCGCAATGCGGTCAGCACAACCTACATGGCTGATCGTGCTGGACTACATGTCAACACCATCAACAAGTACCTATCTGGAGCGTATGAGCCACGCATGAGCAACCTGATTGTACTGGTGACTGTCATTGCCAACAGAGAAGAGCGCAGTCCTACACAACTCATGTTTGAGGCTATCACAAGCATGGAAGAGATGAAAATGGTCGAAGCCAGGTGGCGCAAAAAAATCAAAAGGAGTTCAGACGCTGGCCAGCCCTGAACTCCAGTAGTGATTTGGTGTTGTAGAAGTTTAACGTTCTTCAGTATCTGCGTCAACCAATTCTTTTAATACTTTGTACAACAGATTGATTAAGTCAGCTGCCAACTCTTGGCGTTCGTCTTTGGTCAATCCACCACGTGAGTGTTGTACAAGTTTTTTGATAAACAGAACGAGTTCTGGTGTGAGTGCAAGTAGATCAGAGTTCATGATTTTTTCCTTCGTAATGGGGTTACTCTTTTACCACGACCAACTCTACTCTTTTGTGAAACTTTGGAGCGGTATTGAGACTTGGACATCTCGCTACGGGTGCGTGGTGTTTTAGAACTAACACGTTTGGACGGTCTGCAATAGGGTGTACCTTTTCTTTTTGTACCACACGCTTTGCCAGACTGGTCCTTCCACTTCTCTTTGTCCCATCGCTTGAGAGCGGCTCCTTTCTTACTCTTCCGTACCTGACCCTTCTTCTTGCGACACTTGGCTATTGCCTGTGATGCACGGGCTGATGGAAACACTTTGTACCGGCTTTTCACCGAATGATAGCAGGCATCCTTTTTACTCATCTTCTACTCTTCTTTCCAACGCACTTCCATTTCTTTCGAGACAGATTGTTTGGAGTGTTAGGATTATTGCGTTTCTTGGCTGACAGACGCTTTTTGATACCGTAGGAACGTGCGCAGTAACTGTCTCCTTTCTTGGAGCCAGGTTGTATACGATCCTTTCCAGATTTACTTTTGCCTGCCTGTCCATACGACACGCGCTTTGTGCGACCAGTCTTTTTATTCTTGACCACTTTGACAAATCGTTTTCCACGCGCAGGTGTCCGTTTTTTAGTTGCCATTGTTTACCCGTATCAATGATGCTTTTATCTCACTAATCATTGTACTCAATGTAGTTAGGCTTTGCTCTACTAATGACATGCGTTTGTCCAGGTCAGTCATTTCCTGTACAATCGTTTCTCTTATTGCCTGTTCTTTATCTTGCATGTCCTGTATGACTGAATCATATCGTGCTCGAAGCTCGGCTTCCTTTTGTTCTGCTTTGACTTCTCGCTCGTCTGCTCTACGTTGTAGGTCTTTGTTTTGAGTGTACAGAAAGATGGCGAAGGCGACGTTTGCACCACCACTCATTAACAGTTGAACAACCTCTCCTTC